TTATCGGGGAACTTCTCCTCGAGTCTACTTTCGGTCCCGAAGTCCTTGATGACGAAAACCGCTGTTGCTTGAAGTTCCGCGAGATCGATCTTGAGTATCAGATTAAGCGAGAAGCTCATATCGTAGATCAGTTTAATAAGCATGCCGTTACTTGGGATGAGGTCCGTAGGCGTATGGGTCATGAGCCCATTCTGATTCCCTCTATGGAAGAAGTCGAGAACGGAGATGATACTCCAGACAAGTATCCTGAGTGGAATAGGACTTGGTGGAAACTGTTCCGTATGCCTGAGCTGCTGATCCAGAGTTTAGATGAGCCCTTTAGTGCCGCTGCTCAAGCCGCTGCACAACAGAGAACTCTTCCTATTACTCAGGCTGGTAATGCGCAAGCAGCACAGAAACAAATTGAGAAGGAAGTCGCCGTTGCAAAGGCCAAGCAAGCTGCCAAGCCCAAACCTGCTGCAAAGAAGAAGGATAGTTACTTGGTAACAACTTTCATTCAGGCGCAGAGGGATATTGTAGCGCTTACTTCGACTATGGAATTCCGGGAAGACTGGGTAGCCAGTTTAATTAGAACTCAGTTGACGACTGCTATTGATAGACTTATTGCTGATCAAATGGCAGCCTTCCAACGCGGATACAGTGGCGTATCTCCTATTAATACCGGGGCATACATTGATTCTGCTTCTACTGCTAGGATGGTTCTTCGTAATAGAGCAGAGCATTATATCAATCGTCTAATTAACGATCTCATTACTAGCCTAAGACGTAACACCAAGGATCTAGAGGCAGAAGCTCTAGGCGCTAAAATCCGCTCTGTCTTCGAGTCTCTCAAGTACCGAACAGATTTTATCGAGGATGTAGAAGTATCCAAGGCTCATGCGCTTGGCAGACTATATGCTGTCGGCGACACTACTAAAAAGTTTCTTGTCCGTAACGTTGCCCAGGAAGATGCCTGCGCAACATGTAAGCTTAAGCAAGATCTGGACGCAGCAGAAGTTACTATTGAGGACTTAGCTCCACATCATGCTGGATGTAAGTGTCTGTCAGTAGAGCTAATTCCAGAGTCTCTAACAGATGAAGTAGAGGAACCTGAGATTGCTAAGTGTCCGAAATGTGGTAAAACTGCAATAAGTAAAGGAGATGACCTCTTTACCTGTAGAGCTTGTCAATATACTTTCCAGAAAATTGAAGAAGCTGATGTTCTAGACGTTGCCAAGAAAGAACGTTGTATCATGCATCTCAAGACAAGCCTAAGAAAGAGTCATCCAGATTGGGATGAAGAGAAGATTAAGTCCGTAGCTATTGCTACTTGTACAAAACAAGAGGGGAAATAATGCCAAACTTTTTAAGAATCCCAGATTGTGTAACATTCTCCCTCACCAGTGAATCTCTGGTTCGAGTCCAGGATGATTTTGGTGGAGTCCTAAATCCAGTTACGGCAGTTGGTGGAACAACTCAAGCTCCCCGTAAGGGATTACTGGTGAAGATCGCAGCATCCCATGCTGGTATTATCACTAGGAATAATGGCTTCTATCTGCCTGACAAGATGCGCAAGGGTGTTTCTTCTTTCACAGATAACTATGGCAAGCCAATTCTTCTACATCATGAGGATCATAAGGATCCAGTCGGCCGTATTGTTCAAGCTTCCTATGTAGACACATCAGCTCTAGTAAAGGATCGATATAATGGGCTGGTCGTTAAGGACCGATTTGGTAAGGAGATGGGCACCATCACAGAGCAGTTAATCTCTGACTTTGTAGATGGTAAGCTTCCCTTCGGCGCGCAGGTCGATGTCATTCGATCCCTACTTAAGGATAGTATCCTAGAAGATCCAGATTATTCTGGCCTAGGATACGCAGAACTAGTAGCAAATATCACTGATCCCCAGGCTATCCAGAACCTACTAGATGGAATCTATCTAACTGGTTCTGTTGGTGCTAGTACAGATAAGGCAGTTTGTTCTGTTTGCAAGCAGGACTGGACTGGCAGTGCCGGCAGATGCGAACACCGCCCCGGCGGCGTATACGATGGAGTCAAGTGTTTCATTATCGCAGGAGCTCTATCTTACGATGAGTACTCCTTTGTTAATGTTCCTGCTGATAGACACTCGAAAGTATTACAGTTAAACTGTAATGGCGTACAGGAAAACGTAGAGATTCTAAACCAATATTCAGGCAGAGTCTATGAGGCTAATCTTGGATTCCCTCAGTATGATTCTGTAAACGAGGAGGAAAGAAGTATGGTTGAAGATGCCAAGAAAGAAGAGGCTACTCAGGCCCCTGCTTCTGAGCCCGAGCAGAATCAGCCGGAGGGAACTCAGGTTGCTGATGCTGTTCCTGCCCCAGAGGCTCCTGTCCTGGACGAAGCCGAAGTAGAGCTGGTGCGTCTTCTGGATGCTGAGAAGCTATCTGATGAAGACGAGGCCAAGCTGTACGATCTGCTTTGGGCAGAGGCAGAGAAGGGTTTTCAGGATGGAGAATTTACCCTTGAGCAGCTTGAGGTTGAGAAGCTAGAGGATGCGAAGCTGTCGCCTGAGAAGAGGAAGAGCCTAGCAGGATCTACTTTCTGCGGCCCCGAGCGGTCTTTCCCGGTTCCGGATTGCGCTCATGTTACTGCTGCTCGTCGACTAGTTGGCCGATATAAGGGTCCTGGTGATAAGAGCAAGATCCTTGCTTGTGTTAGCCGGAAGGCCAAGGCTCTTGGATGTGAGACATCTAAGAAGGACGAGGCTCAGGCCACGGTGCCTGCTCCAGCTCCGGTCCAGGATTCCAATGCTCCTAATGCGCGATTCGTTTTGAAGGCGCTACTGGATGTTTTAGGAGATGCTGCTTACCCCTCCGATGATCCCGTTCTGGACGAAGAAGATCGTCAGATGCTTAAGAAGCTTGTCAAGAAACTAGCGAATCTATCGACTAAGGACGCCGTTGAAGCCCTTATCGAAGATGGTCTAGCTGTAGCCCCAGACTGCTATCAGGCTGTTCTGGATGAAGTCGTTGCCCTTGAAGAGAAGATGGGTAATCTGCGAGATAAGCTAAGCCAAGTAGCTACAGAATATCAGGCACTTCAGGGCGATGTAGCTGGTGTACAAGATGCACTAGTAAAGGAAAAGGAAGGTGCGCGGAAGTTAACTGAAGAGTATGTCTCTCTACTAGCTAAGGTTGTAGAGCCCTCTACCGAAGTCAGAGATTTCTCTGTTCTAGAGACTGATGTACTAGCAGCGGAACTCACTAGACTTACTGATAAAGTTGACATGACTAAAATCGTTGATAAGCTTGGTGATGGGACGTCCAGGGAACCTACCGAAACTGTAGATAATCCCACAGAAGTCCTTGATATTGACCAGAAGAGTGAATTGACCCGGGCAGAGCTATTAGCATTCGAAGAACAGTATATGAAGCTACAGTTTACTAATAGCTACCAAGCGGAACAATTCAGAGTTAATACGATCAGGCGTTGGAAAATGGAAGGCAGGAAAGTTCCTGGTCTCCCAGACACTCAAGGAGGAAATAACTAATGGCGCTAGATAGTCTAGGACGTTACGTGCCAAGTCATAAAGCATGGGATCATGCTGGAAATATGATCCCCGTAGTCGAGTACTGCGAGGGAAAGCGGCCCCATGGCGAGTTTAGGCCCGCCCCCTGGCTCCCTGTCCAGTTCTACGATAAGTATTACGAGAACTGGGTTACGGTTATGCCCGGAAAGGTTGTTGCATTTGATAACAATGGTCATCTGGTTCCTGCTCAGTATGGACTGAGTGGTGCTACGATTACCTACACGACTTCTGATACTCTTGCTGGCGTCATTGACGTTCGTACCGGAGTTGCTCTAGTAAGTGGAGCCGAGGGTACCTTCAATGTTTCGGCAGTGACTGCATTTATGGGTGGAAGCGCGGCCATGGTCGTTAGCTCGCCCGTAGGTGTTGCTTCGTATGCGTATCTGCAGTGGGCCGGCGATGGTGGAGTTTATGATGATGGCTTTAACCCCTCGGGTTACCGTCAACATAACTACAACATGCAGCACGGTACTGCATTTACTTGTGACTACGTGCTTGAGCTTCCCCTGGTTCCGGCTATTACTAGCTCGGCTAATCTAACTCAGGCTAGTTATGCAAGCAATGTAGCGACTCTAACTGCTCTGTCGAATCTTCCAGTAGCGGTAAATACCGTTCGCACTCCCCTTACCTTCGCCAATGGAACTCTAACTGATGCCTCGACTCGATTCGTGAATCAGGTAGATACTGTTGCTGAGGTACTGGCTGCCGGCGACTGGAACATTAACTACACGACTGGCGTGATCTCGGTATATGCTGCGGCTACTCTAGGTGGTGGCAATATCTATACCCTGACCTATAGCCACTATGCTTCGGCTCCGACTGGCTCCAATGTGTCCAAGTTCGCTTGTGCACTTGGTGACCTGAAGGCTGGAGACTTCGTGAAGTGCAATGCTGACTCGAACTTCGTCAAGGCTACCCCATCGGTTGTCGGCGCGAATGCCAACGGCGATGGTCTTGCCGAGATCATGGGTCAGGTACTGGAAGTAGAGGTTGTGAAGGACAAGGATGCCCTAGATCGTGTCCGTTCGGCCTTTGATCCTGCTCTTGCGACGAGTGCAACTGGCTCCTTCCCGGCCTATGCTGGCCAGATGGACCAGATGCCAGGTACTGCCACCGGCGGCGTCCCTGCTAATGTACACTATGCCGGCGCCTCTGACCGAGTGGTCAGGGTAAATATGATTAGCAGATAATCAGGAGGAACACCGATGAGTTTTGAGATTCAGGATGCCGCATTCGAGTATCTATGGAAATCCGGCGGAAAGCTCGAAAATGGCGATAAGGTCAAGCTCGAAGACGCTCTCGCCACGACCAATGCACCTGTGCTTATGCCCAAGGTCATCTCCAATATCGTAAGGGAGGCTGCGGAACCCCTTCTGGTTGGAACTAGTCTACTCCAGAGAATTAACTATTCGTATGGTCAGACTATTACCTTCGGTGCAGTAGGCGCTCTACAGGCTGCTGATATTCGTGAAGGTCAGGAGTACCCAGAGAAGAGTCCGGCCACCTCGAGTGGGACCGTCACGGCTACTATCGGAAAGTCCGGTGTTGCCGTAGCGATTACCGAAGAGATGGTTCGCTATTCTCAGTTCGATGTAATTGGCATGATGCTTCGTAAGGCAGGTCAAGCCCTGGCACGGCATAAGGAAGTTAAGATCTTCAATCTTATCCGTAGCGAGGGAGTTGCTGTCTTCGATAACGTAACTCCAACGAGTTCGCTAAAGGGTGTCACGACCGGGCGAGACCTTGCTGGTGCGCCTAATGGTTCGGTAACCATGGATGACATCTTTGATGCGTATGCCCAGGTACTTACCCAGGGATATACTCCGAATACCCTGCTTATGCACCCCCTGACCTGGATTATGTTCCTGAAGGATGCCACCCTGCGGTCGTTCGTACTGGCCAATGGTGGTGGACCTTGGTTTGCTTCGCACACTGGTAGCCCTGTAACTCAGGCTCCGTGGCAAGCGGCTAGCCAGGGTGGACTAGGCATGGGCGGCGGGCAGTTGACTGTCCCGGCCGGTACTCCTAGTGGTCAGACTGTAACTCCTACGAGTGGGTTCTATCCCTATACGATGACCTCGGCCCCTGTGCTTCCATCGTATATGAATATCCCCTTCCGGATTATCGTAAGTCACTTTGTGCCCTACGATGCCCGTAGGAAGCTAACTGACATCTACATGTTTGATGCCTCGGCTCTCGGTGCCTACATCGTAGACGAGGAGATCAATACCGAGCAGTTTAACGATCCCTCGGTAGATATCTTCAAGATTAAGCTGCGCGAGCGTTATGCTCTTGCCATCCTAGAGGAAGGCAGAGCGATTGCTACTCTAAAGAACGTCCATGTTGTGCCTAACGAGGTTGTACTACCTGCGCAGGCTACTCTGGATGTGTCGGGCAGCATTGCGGCGATTAGCCCCACTGCGAGT